CTTGTAGATTTTGCGGTAAAGTTGGCAAAGAAGTTAATTGATTATTAGAACAATGTAATTCTTCAAGATTTTTAAATCTTGTTAAATCTGGCAAAGATTTAATGCCCCTGAAACTAATACTAAGTTTTAATATGTCTTCAGATAAAGAATTTAAATATGTTTCAATCTCGGTTGTCATTATGTTACGTGTATATGCTTAGTGAATTATACAATAAGTTCAAATCAATTTTCTATAATTATTAATGAAGTTTATTTATTAATAATCGGCGTTTTACTTCGTAGATAAACCGCATATGTTCCGATTGTCTAAGCAGGAACATACCGCATTGGGCGGCCGTTATCGTAAATATGTAAATCCCCCAATTTATCGAGTGACTTATAATAATACTCATTCGCATTTTTAAACCCAATAATTGACACTAGACGTTCAAGTTCCTTGTAAGCATCGGTTACATTATTTAATTTTTGAGGAAGACCACTGGTTTTGTTCTCTTTGGTTCCGTAATATACCCATTTATCTGGAAGTACTTTTAGTAAATCTTTTTGTTGTTTAGTAAGTGTTATACCTTTACCATAAACTACTTTTTCTAATGCTGCGATAATCAATGGACCGGCCGCATCCGTTTTTCTTCTGAGTTTCAACTCACACAATGTCATATATAACAATCGTAAATCGTGAGATTGATTTGCTTGTTGCGAATATATATAACTGGCTTTTGCTAAACTTTTCTTTGGAATCAATCTACTAAATCCTGCAGTTAGTCCACAGTTGTCGCATTTATCTGCCGAACATACTTCCGTATATATACCCTTGGAATTTCCGGTAAATCCGGGGTTCTCCTCATCATTAAAAAAGCAACGGCCATAATCGATAATTTTAGCAATATATCTACATTTAAAACTAGTTATATCAGTGGGTTCACCTGCACTGTTAGTCTTATGATAATGATATTGAATATATTTTCCTTTAACCGGTTCATACAAGAGAACATTGCTATAATGCAAATCAAAATGTGTAAAGTTTTTAACTAAATGGGCCAAAGGCATATACACTTGATATAACACATACAATAAATCTTGTCCTACAAAGTTATTATTGTCAAGCAAGTCGTGAAAAGTTTCTGCATTATTCAAATGTTGAATGAGAACAGCCATATATTGCGAATGTTCGCACGCAAATTCCAAATTAACTGGATGAACTCTATGGAGTTTTTTAAGACCTAGTTTCAAAACCGCGGGATCGCTTAATATTTTAGATCTCATTTCTAAATATGCTGGCTCAGTTGGTCTATATTGATATATTCCATATGTCTCTAAGAAACACGGAAACCGTTTTCCCTGTTTATTTAGGAATTGTCCAACCAAACCTTCATATAACAAATTATCTGCTTTTACAGATACCGATGATTTCAAAATAGCATTGGCAACATACCCATCTTTTTCATATGTCAAATCTTTGACAAATCCATTGGCAGATTCAGCTCCGATTTGTTTAGCAGGTTTTGAAAGCAAATCAAAATTGTCGAAATTGTCGAAATGCTTTTTGATTTTATCGGCTTCTGTTCCGAAAGCCATACAAACATCCGCATCTGAACAAATGGCTTTTAGGAAATGTGCCCTACGTTTTTGTTGATGCTTTTTCATAAACTTCTTTATTTTGCGCGTGGCATTTGCCTTTTTAACACGTTCTCTAAACTCTGCTATAGCTTCTTTCGTTGGACCAGTTGGAGGAGACGTCAATTCTTCATCCGGAACTATTTGTGCGATAACCGGTGCAGACAAGGGTAGTTCTTCTTTAATAATTTTTATAGGTTTATTGGTTTTACGCGTTCCTTTATGCACTCTAACTTCCGGCTCACATTCTTTATTCATTTTATATGTATGGCTCAGACGGCAATATTGGTATTGCTTTCCATTGTTATATCTGCATACTGGATGGTCGCATTCAGGTTCAGGCTTTTTTCTGCAAGTCGAAAAACATTTTCCCTTGTATGGCATATTGTATATATTTATTGTATATTTTATACAATAGATACAATAGAGTAGTTTGTATAAAAACTTTGCCTAAATATTGGGATCCATATCAATAACAACTGGATAATGGTCCGAATTGTATTTCCCAGAGAACTCGGGGTAGCCGTGATATACACTAACTTTGATAATTTTCGTCTGTAAAAAAGGCGTCATTAATACGTGATCTATCATAGAGAACTCATTGGGAGAAGAAACCCCATTTGAGTTTTGGTCCCACCAATCTGTCCAGCGTTCGGATTGCGCCATTGCACCCGCAGTGTTATAGAGTGTATATTTACCCGCATATGTTCCATCTAATCCTTTCAAGATACGCAAAACCCGGGAAATCGGTATATTTTTATTGAAATCGACTACTTCCGCATCGAAATCGTTGAAATCCCCTAAAACCAGGATTTCATAACCGTTAGCAATATATTGAACTATGACATTTTGTATAATTTGGGCCTGTACTTCGCGCTCCGCGCACCTAGTCGGGTCTTCTGGATACGCCAATAAATGAAGTCCTATAACTAATACGGGGTAGCCATACCAATTGTATTCGGTTATATAATGTTTACTTACCCCGGTTGATTTAGGAGAACCTGTATATCCACAAGTTGAACCTGTCAGGGGATATTGCAGTTTTTCTTCCGTTCTAAATAGGGACACCCCGGGATCCATTCGGGCTAACATACCCACATTTTGCCCAGTGCTGGTATCGGTTCCTTGTTTTAAATAGGGGATATATGAACTATCTCCTAAATAATCGTTCGAAATCAGCATATTTAATTCGTCGCACCCTTCTACTTCACATAAATTGAGTATATCTGGCTGCAAAGTTTTGAGAACATTGGCAACGTATTTCATATGTGTAGTTGCTTCGGATTGGTTAGACCAAGTGCAATGTGCCCCGGGGCAGTCCATTGGTGCATAATAATCGACGAACAACCACTCGACATTGTATTGCACTAATCGGAAGGTCTTTTTCGATGGTCTACGATCCGAGGATATTGATGGAACTGTTGGACATTGTGTATCGGCATAGGTTTGACTATAAAAAAATGTATTTAGGAGAAAAAGGAAAACCAAAGATGGGATGCTATATGTAATATGCATTTTACTATAGGTTGAGAAATAGTGTGGGTTTAGGCATTTGTTTATTACAGAGGACTCATTACCCATTTTATTTCGCATTATCTTCTTTTATGAGAGACGGAATATGGAAAGGATGTGCTTTTTTCCACGGTATTTTCAATAACAACATTCCGCCAATAATCATACATATACCAACATATTGCAAATAATTATTGAAACGTTCTCCTAATATAAAAAATGCAAACAAGCTTTCTAAAATACTACTAGCACCGTCCCATGCATTGTTAACCAATAATATTGTGGAACCTTGTAGTGAAATAATGAGCAATATAATCACTCCGACATAACCGACTAAACCAGTTGCTAAATAATGCCATCCACCTATGTTTGCATATTCTTTAAGACCATAGTCTCCTACAATTTCGACTAATGCTAATGAAAATATTTGTGGAATACTCATAGTTTATGATTGTTTATATATAGTTTGCAGAGTATTTAGTGAAAGAGGCAATTATTTATTTTATAGATATTTGTATTTTTCAAAAACTTTTATAAAAAACAATATAAAGAGAACATACTAGTATAAAACAGGTAGAGACAGAAATATATGATATTTCTATATTGCCAATAAACCACAGCGGTATGGTAATACTCTACCTCACTCCCCCGTGGAAATAAAACGTTTTTATGACCAAGAACGGTTCAAAAACAATAAAACGTTTTTATGACCAAGAACGGTTAAAAAACATTTCACGGGGGAAACGCCCATATAACTTCTTCGCGGAGGTTGTATGGGCGACATTAGCAGAGGAAAATCATCTATTGATTATCCTCTGCTAATGTACCATTGGTAGTTATAAATGTCCATCCCGTGGGTGGGTTTATATAGCCATTGGACCAAAATCCCGATGCGCCTATATGTTAGTGTATAAACTAATAGTGGAGCATCTGGTACCTTGATTGATGTACTAAAATATAAGCAGACACCGCAGTTGCTTATATAGGATGACCAAGAGCCTAGGAGACACGAGCAGACACCGCAGTTGCTTACAAGAAAGAGCTGCTGCAAAGAGAAGATGACCTACAAGAGCCATAAAATAAAAGCTATGCAGATGCCATAAAAAGGAGATGCCCTGCAAAAGCCAACTGCCAACTTATGCCGTTTTATAATGGTAAGTCAATTATTTATTACTATTATATGACTATTGTGCAACTAACTATGTTTATGTCTTCTTTTAGGAAGGCATAAATACTAAATAATATAGAACTCGATTTATGTGTAAATGAATCTCTTATAATATCAGTATTATTACATATTTTTGTATATTGTAATAATAATAATAATTCAAATACTTTTCATAAATAATTACGTATAAAAACTAAGAAGGTGGCAAAGGAGCCAAACATAATTTGATTTCACCCAATGATGCAACGTCGTATTTCACTATTAAAGGCAAATCATTTCCCAAATACATTTCTAAATGGCTGCATAGAGGTGTACATTTAATAAAATGAGATAGCGACTTCAAAGAAAACTCGCCCTGAATAATAACTGATGCATCGGGTTTCTGGATAAACTCCATATATCCATCCGATTCGGAACGGTAAATACGAGAACTTGCGAAATTGCCATCGCACGAAAAAATCAGGTCATTCCCAACCGATTTAATTTCAATGCGATCTGAAATACCATTTAAATCACGGATTATTTTCTGGAAATCCGCGGTCGGTAAATTGATAACCGTCGAATATTCCACATCCGGAACTACCAATTCTTCCGTATCGGGCTCAATTAGCCGCAATTTCTGGCTATAACACTGTTTGATATCACCATTGTCGTATTGCAGACCCAAATGCGATACAATACCATCGTGATAATCTGCCTTGTCAATATACATAGACAAAATATCGTCATTGGACATTGTCGAAATGACTTTGAATAGATGCAGTGTGTTTGCACATACAATGATTTTATCCGGAATACAATTGTATTGCTCAAACTTCTGGGCATTTAAATTGACATTAACCAAAATAGTATGAGTTTTGTCGAAATTGATGATTTTTAACCCGTCTTTAGTAAACGTAATAGTTGCATCCGTCAAAATATCCTTTATAGCAGTAATCATATTACGAATAGGCTGTATTTGAACAGTTTTTATAGTTAGTACATTATTAGCCTCGTTCATTTTGTATAATACAAATCATATGCAAGTGTTTTTATATTGTGTTTCAAGTATAATATTTTGTTTAACAAACTATTATAGCTATTGTCGCAATATTTTGACATAATAATTATATAAAATACTTAAACCTAGTTATACAATATATTACACCCTAAATGATTTCACATTACACCCAATATTTATCCCTAGTCGGTGAACAATCATCTGATAATTTATATGCAATAGGAGAACAATTGGATGAAGACGCTGTTTCAGTATCTAGTGATGATAATGAAGAGCAATATCTATATATAGACAGTGAAGATGAAGATGAATATGAAATATATCCCGCAGAACAAATAATAGCTAAACAATTGCATCGGTTTTTTGTAAATAACCAGGAGTTTATTAATCGTATTTATGAGTTTATTGATATATACAATGAGTTTGTAGGAAACCCATAGACCCAAAAAATTGTTTAGTGTTTGTCTAAATATTTTTGACATTTGTTTTGCTTTTTACACGTTTTTCTGGCTAAACGTAATGCAGTACTTGTAGGTTTGCATCCGGCGTGCAATAGATGAAAATCTACTATACTCGCATTTCCTCCTGTAACTGCACTTGCTAAACGAGCTATTCCCCACGATTCGGCAGTTTGATTGGGTCTAGAACCACTTGAAAAATATGCGCCCCGGCCTTTAGATACTATTTTTTCTAAAGTATCTTGAGAACACTTGGTTTTTTTAGCCAATTCTTTAGAAGGAGCTATATGTTCAACTCCGTATAATTTTTCGGCGTGTTTCAGATGGCGGGATTTGCGTGATTTGAAAGATGCAATATGGGCACGTGTATAGTATTTTTTGGATTTGTATAATTTTCTGGATTTTCGAAGTTCTCGTTTTTGTTTTGCTAAATCTTTTTGGGTTAACGATTTAGGAATATATCGGATAGGAACATTCAATGGAACATTTAGAGGATCCATATTTGTCCGTAATTTCATATATTATTGGTATATGAAATTACTTTAGCAATAATATAAAGATAATTAGTTATTATATAACTATCTGTATTTGTATTTTTACACACATATGTCTAGCATTGAACCCAATACTGAACCTAAATATGAGTCGGTATCTCAATTTAACGAAGATTCGGAAGTTGCTGAGATATTGAACGATGTTGTAGAAACTATATCTGAAAATACTGTGGAAGAGTCTACCGGTTTTTCGGCTATAGAAGAAAATGAAACCTATAGTCCAGAAAGTTCTCAAAGTCCTATCGGACCCGGGTCTGAAAACGAAACTACTATTGTCCAAAGAGAACCCGAGTTATATGGTATACCCACTATTGATACAACGGATAGTGTCACAGCGTATAGTGATACAACGTATAATGTGCTAATGAATAATGTACCAAATCAAAGTTCTCAAGATTATCCTTTAGAACCAAATAGTCCTAACATTATTTTACCAAGAGAAGAGACCCCTTTATTACAAGTTTCTTTGTTAGACCTTATAACAAATATTATATCGGATCGCGAACTACAAAAAAAATACGAGTTTCCAATTGATGCTAAATATATTGATTGTTTGAAACAAATCGTTGAAAACCATCCTAAATATTTTGGATCATTTGAATCCGCATTGTATGTTATTGTTAAAGATGGACGTATTTCTATTGCCGATTTACCTGAAATAGTACAAATTGTATTGGATTTATACGTGATACTATATTCCATTCATCCTAAAGATCTTGCGGATATGTGCGCGGGTATTTTGAAAACAATTTTTTACATTGCAGTGAAAGGAAGAGTAATTGTCGTTGAACACGAAAACGAAATTATTTGGGCATTTGATAGTTTCATTGATTCTATAACTGAATTGTTGAAAATGAATACCAAAATACATGGAACTTGGAATAATATAACGTGTGGTTTTAGCAGATTGTTTCGATTCTAGGATTTATCAAAAATAATGAAATGTTTAAATAGTTCATTATTTTTATTGCAGATAATATTGTTTAGCACTCACTATATCATTAGCGTCCGGATATTTTAGCAATACCGTAATTGGTTTTTCCTTTTCCGGGTCGAATAAGTTTTCCAACTAGTTCAATATTTCCGTTTTTATATTTAGCTAAATCATACAAATTGTCCGTTGCTTTATCTATGGCGTATTTCACCCCCTCGATTTCAACTTTTAATTCAGCCAATTTTAGCGCGGTTTTCTTGACATTTAGGTCATCGCGTTCTGCTAAATCCTGGTCCACAGTTGGATAGGATAGGAAATTATTTCCCGGGTTTTTATCCATACCAACTCCATAGCACATTAACCCTTCCTTGTTTTTGTACAATGTGCAATCCATTGCACTCTCTTTGATTGCTTTTAAGAATGTATTATTGAGAACTTCTTTTGAAGTTGCAATACGCAATAAGTATTCATCCGTAGTTTCAATATGACTAACATCTTCTGGATCTATATCCGTTGTTTGAATAGTGCTATTTACTTTTTCCAATAAATCTTCGCCAAAATATGTTATATACAAAAACACTTTAATCGTTCTCAATTCTTCTGGCAATTGTTCGTGGCTACAAATACGTCTAGCGCGACCAATAACCTGTTCTAAACGAGTATTATGCCAATAGGGTTCGGTTATATGAACGAATCGTGTATTACGCAAATTGATGCCTTCGGCACCCGCTGCCGTAATCATTAGTACTTTGATTATTTCGCCATACAGATTGTCTTTGGATTTTGTCTGGAGTTTTTCCGCAATAGATTTAGGAACAAATCCCCAATCTCCGTTATAGATATTACGTATTATTTCTTTTTCTTCTTCTGATTCCGTACCTGTATATAGCGCAAACATCGGTTTTCCCACATCTTCTTCGTTTTCCACCAATTCCCATGATTCCGCCCCGGCAACAGACTTTATTTTGAACTCGGCGTAGCCATTGGCTTCTAAAATGAGTTTCAATATACCAACACCTTCAATATGACGAAATTGACTGTATATCAAATGTAGACCTTTGTTCTCCGGATTCTGGATATTTTCCAGCATTTTTAACATTTTAGGACTGAGAGAATCCAACATACCTTCTTTTGTCAAATATTGTTCTGACCTAGGTTTAGCCGGGTCATATGCCAATTGTTTGAGAACTGCCTTAATACGATCCATATATTTACTATTTTTAGCGCTTTCCATTTCATCGACACTATCCATATTTATGGATTCTTCTTCAGGTTCTATTTCTGGGAGTCCGGATTTACGTATGGATTCATTTGCTTTTTCTACTTCGGCAGCATCGGCCGCATCAATAGTTTTCTGCTTTCTATCTGGAACAGGGCGTTCAATTCCATCTGGGAATGTAAAATTACATACTTCACGAGTCCATACACGATATGTAGAGTTTTCACCCTTGTCTTCTTCACCTTCTTTAGGTTGTTTATTTTTGTTTTTTGCCTGTTTTTTTCGATCCTCGATTTCCATTAATCGTCTGCGCGTATATTCGTCCAATTGATGCTCGCTCATATCAACTCTCTCAATATGGAATGTTTTAGCGCCGCTCATTATAAACTTGGGTAATAGACTTTCTTGGGCACTTCGGAAATACGAGGTTAATCCTAAAATACGCCGTTTAAATACATTTGGATTTGCAATAGTTTTATTCACATCGTCGATAAACTTGAGTTCAAACTCTTTTTCGTTATCAGGAAGAGCAGTGTTATAGACTGGTTGGTCTTTCATCATTTTTTCCAATACTTCTATGTCATTGGCTCTCAAAATACGTTTGATTGCGTCCAAAAATTGATCGTCGGATACATTACCACTTTCGTCTAATTTGATACCCGCGTATTTGTCAAACTCGTCTTTAGCGCCTCCGTCTTTATGCAAATCGTGTCCGGTTCTCTGAAATACGTCTATATCTTCGTTTTCTGCTATAGGGGCTTTAGGAACATTTTTTATTTTTAACATTCCATCCACAATTTCATATGCCTCATAGTCGCCATGTTGTTTCGGACGATGCTTTTTTGTAGATTTTTTATGGTGCGATTTCGATTTTTCGGCCACCTTTTTGGTTTGTTTTTTTTCTTTTTTTCCACCACTTAACCAGTTTCCCAATATTCCGACAAACTCACCACCACCGGCCTTTGCTTTTACTTCTTTGCGTTTTGTATTAACAAATCCAATGGGATTGCGAGTTATAATTATTTTATTATCGGCAAAATCGACATAATCGTATTCTGACACAACAGGTATTCCGGATGGTGGATTATTTAGCATATCTAAAACATCTTCTTTGGATATTTTTTTACCGTCTTTATGTCTCACTGGAATACTCCAAGTGCGGATAGCTCCGCGTAATATGTTGAAAAGTACTGAAAGTTCATGTGGCGAATTGATTATAGGTGTTCCGGAAAGTGCAACGACTTTTGCATTATTGGCTTTTAGCAAATATTGATATAACTCATTGCTTATACGGTCGGTTTTCTTGGATTCCAGTTTGTTTATTATACGACTCACAAAGTTGTGAACCTCATCAATAATAATGGTTTTGTTATCGAATGGATTGATTGTATTATTTTGCGTTATTTCGTTCATTACTCGGCGATTCATACCGTTATAGTGGATTTCAGTATATTTAGCGCGAATCATTTTGTCTAATTGTTCGTCGATACTTTCTTGTTCTGCAGTAGTTAGGCTTTTGAAATTGGGTGGTTTCTTTACATCTACTAACCAAGCCCCCTGTTTTTTCTCTATATAACTTTTAGGCAAAGAGAGTGCTTTAGACAATAATTCGATATTATCTGGTTGGCCTTCAATACCTACAAACTCCCAAAATTGGTTTTTGCGATATAGTAAGTCTGCGCATTTTTTTATTTCGGTAAAATAGTTGGTTGCTAAAGAAGCCGGAGTCATAATGATTATCTCTTTCGCGCTTTTCATACCTTCGGCAATACCAATAGATGTACACGTTTTACCTGAACCTAGACCGTGATATAGCAATAGACCTCTATAAGGAGTGAATAAGTTTAGGTAATCGCGGACTATTTTTTGATGGGTTAGAGGACTAAAACTGGTCGAGGAGTCTCTTTCGCACGACGCAATTTCGCCCATTTCTTCTATTTCCTTTTCATATGGCTTAAAAAGTTCTTTAATTTTGTGTACATACATTTTGCGATTATTCATATAGTATTGCGAAGTTCGAACTGCGAACTTCTCGGGTTTAGGCAATCTGCGTGCAATTTCGGCTTTCGTGAGTTTCATTGCGACTGCAGTAGTTGTTGCTTTTTTTGTTTGACGACCCTTTGCTTTAGTAGCAACAATAGGTGCCTCTTTTAGTGGTCCGGGCAATACTTTTGGAACTGTTCCTACTATAACAAGTCTCTTTTTGGGAGCTACTGTTTTTTTTTGAACAGCCTCGACTTCTTGTACGGGACCGGGTTCAACCTCCGGTCCAATATTCTTTTGTGTTTCAACTGCTGGTTCACCATTCGATAATGGCTTGTCTACAGTTTTTTCCGCGATATTTTCAGGGTTTTCGTCTTCAATAACCGTTTTTTCAGTAGTTTTGGTTATAATTCGTTTAGGAATACTTACAACCGTATTACTAATTATTACTTCTGGTTTCTTGGAAACCATATCAACTACTCCAGTAATATTATGTGTTTGCAACCGTCTCATTATCAATTCATAATCCACCGGAACTTTTCCGCGTAAATCTTGCATTTGTATTTCTTTGCGTTGCTCCGCAGGAGGTTCAATAATTTCTTCCGCAGATGAAACTTCACCTTCTTCCAATTCTTCACCCGATTCTAAGACCTTTGGTTTAGGTGCAATTTTTGGTTTATTGGTTTTATCAGTTTTATCGGTTTTATCGGTTTTATCGGTTTTGTTGCCGAAATCTATATTAATAGTAGGTGGTTTTTTTGCTTGTTTTTTGAATTGCAGTTGTTCTAAATAATTACGACCTTCCATTTATATACAATAGTATGGTATATTATTGTATATTCATATAACGACTATAAATGTATTTGATTTTTTTAGTATATTTTACGTATGGACTAATGTCTGAACATTAGGAAACTGTTTTACGGAATACCATAATCGTATTTTTGAACCACCAGAGTGAAGATGATTCTCTTAACACGTTTTCTGCTTCCACATCATTTGTATAACCCAATTCCATTACTTTTGCCTTGATATAGTCATTATTACGCTCATTAAAATGTCCCAGACCACCTTGGCCTTCTAACGCCCAGCTCATAATAATTCCTTTTTTATTGTTATTATGCAAGTTTTGGATATAGATATCTTCATAATGTGCCGGTAAATGTTCTCCAACTTCAATAGACATAATCCATTCATATGGATCCGCAAATATGACTGGTATGGCTAAATCTAACACCGATGCTAACCCGTTTGTCAATTCTGGTGTTCGCGGATTCCCATCAAATCCGGTTGCATTAATACCATTATCAATAAAATTGGAAACATAATGTGCTAAACCACATCCTAAATCTGCAATATTCACCACGTTCTCCTTTTTCAAAAAATCTACTAAAGCATTACTTAATGATGGGTCATATGCGTGATGATCTACTGCAAAATCTCCATCCCAAAATCCATGTTCGTTTATGTTGATTGACATTACAATATGTTATATGCTACACGAATCATTCTATATCATTTTGCTGATTATTATTATTTACAGAAGTGTGTAATTACATTTATAAAATTGTATAAAAGTTCAAAACATAAAATTATAAAAATTACTACAAGCATACGCGTTTGTTTAACTAAAATTAACTATGTTTACAGATGTATATGAATACAGATATTTGTGTAGTTTTTGTGTGTAATAAAGTGTATTTTGATAAGTTTATTTATACTTGTAATCAGCTACTTACAAATGGTAAATATAAAGGAAATATTTGTTTAGTAATTGGAGACGATTTACGTTATGATGAATTATTAGATTGTGATAT